TCATATTCATAAACACCCGCAGTAGTGTTGAATGGGTCCATATCTAGTATGTAAGCCTTTGATCTCTCGCAGAATTCTATGGTCGCAGATCTAATGTTCTGTTCAACTAAAGAATCAGGGCACAAAGGCACGTAGGGTAAGATTTCTTTTACTAAAGAAGTATAAGTTGCCATTCTATGCTCCTCGCATCATGGGTGACACAGCTCCTATGTTAGAGACTGAGTCGTTGTTAGGGTCTAATAATAGTTGAGCTTGGGCGCCTTGGCCTATGCTTGCTTGAAAAAGCTGGTAATGTGTACCTGCTCGTTGTGCATTTCCTGCGTACTCTGCATCTTTCAGGTAGGCCCTATACAACACGAAGTCTATAATCGCGTTAGCATAAGTATCATCTATATCAATAGTGCTACTGCCTGTAGTTAAATCTGTAGGAGACTTCGAATAAACAATCTCTAAAAAAGTACTTGTGCTAGACGCTCCTGGATAAACGTAGAAATTTCGTGGGTCGTCTTCGTCAAATATGTAGTTTTTAACAGTGGTCCCATGTGCAGAAGACCCCGTTACGGTGGGATCATGCCAATCAGGGTCTTGCGTGTTTAAAATATCAGCGTTAACTAACCTAACTGCCCTTTTGCCAGTTGCATCAGCTGCTGCACTAGACATATTTCTAGTTATTTTAATTAATCGCAACCCCTCGGTGGGTAAGGTTTGTTTAGTCCCTACCACTAAAGCTACGTTTGCTGTTTTAGCAGAGGCTTCGGGTCTGAAGTTAACGATTTCTCGTTGAGCGTCATTAATGTAGCGACGCAATTCAGCATCTGACCAACGAACACTAGTGGTATCTTGTAGGGTGTCTCTTATTCTAGCTAATAAGTTAGTCTCTGTTAGCGTGCCCACGGTTTACCTTGATATTAGTGTAGGCAGTCTTCTATTTCTGCAATAAGGTCTGCTTTTTTCTTACGTCTATCTAACTCAATGCCAATAGTACGGCCGTATTCCTCAAGCTCGATTTTACTCATGCCTTTAAGATTTGGCTTAGGCTCTTCTACTACGGCCGTTTCTTCTATTGAAACTTCTTCTTCAACGACGGGCTCTGGAACTTCTTCTACGTTTACATCAGGAACTCCGCCTTTAACTTCTGTACATCCCTCTTGTAAGCATAGTAAACCTAAGTCATCACCAACTTGTCTAGGTTCGTTTGCTTTTAAATGTATTACTGCGCCCCAGGTAGAGGCTATTGACTTATCTTCGTTTGATACTATCCACATAATTTTCTCCTAAATATGGGTGACTACTAATTAGCCACCCATAAAGAATAACACAATTAGTATGCTACATCTAATCTAATAACACCGAAGTCTTCAGACTGTCCTGTGACATCTGAATGATACTTAGGTTTCTGTAGACCAAATATCTTACCAATTGATATACCGTTTTGGTTGCCATAGTCGAAGGTGTCTTCTACTATTTCAGGAATACCAATGTCGGCCATAGCTAATGCTTGAGCACCGCAGAATAAACATGCAGAACCATTAACATTAGCGTCAGCACCCCATTTGTACCCAGCAGCACCAGCATTTGATGATGTGCCAGTTGTAGCGCCCGTAGTGTTAAACACGTGTCTAAACTCGTGAATCATAACACCGTCAACCATTAGACTTGAAGAGCCTGAGAACAAGCTTGACTGAGGTCCTCTGATTCCAGCTTGTCTTACGTTAGCAAGAAAATCTGAATCAAGTTTAAGGTCAGCCATTACTTGTGGAGTTACGAAGAGATGGAACATCTCGTCATTACCCGCACCCCTTAGCCCTCTGATGTACTGATCTTTAGCATAAGCTTTTAGATCAACGATAGCGCTATAGCTTAGTTTGTCAGCTGCAACAGTTGCAGTAACATCACCGGCCACGATACCGTTTGTAGCATCAAATCTTCTATGTCTATTAGAAGTTGGAGCAGTTACATTACTTGAAAACTCTAAGTCATTTAGATTTTGACCTGTAGTTAATGATGATCTTAGACCACCATTGTTCTTAAGGTTATATCCAATACCACTTAAAGTAAGGAACGCTAATTGGTCCATTCTGTCAGCCATTGCATAAGCAAGTGCATCTCTAGAATGTTCCCTGAAGTTTACAACTGATTTTTGATCAGCAAGACGACCCGAAAGTCTGTTTGCAAATCTTAATTGATCAATTGTTACGACGATGTCGAAAGCTCTTAGTGCCTCTTCATTACCCTCTAAGGTGTTGTCTCCAACAATACCGTCACCAGTCATATCGGCTAAGAGTGTTAATACAGCTCTAGCTCCTTTTTCTGATTGAGTAAGTTCAGATATTCTCTGAACCATAGCATTGGATCCGCTACCCGCGAATTGGTTAATAAAGGACATATTTCTTGCAACACGCCAGAAGTCACGAGACCAGATCGTTAATTGTTCACTGGTCAACGAAGCAAAGTTTGTATTTGCCATGATAATGTCTCCATTAATTAAAATTAACCAGTCGACTTATTGGAGCGACTATTTGTCCGTATACCCTTTGTCGTTGGGGTTACGTTATCGTTTTGATACGGGTTGCGAACCCGGCCAATTTTACGCCTTGTGCCGGCGAGTAACGATTTTTTATAGGATCGATCCTAGTAAGATATCGCTCTTACGTGCGAACTTATTTGTTTTATACCACACTTTATCCGAAATCACCACGCATTCTTCTTAAAGTTTCCTCGGGCAATGCGGCAAATTCTTCGGTAGATAAGGTATTAATATCAACTTTTTTATCAGATTTATTTTTACCTTTCATAGCTGGCGGTTGTTTTTCCGCTGCCTCTATCTTTTTGTTGGTATTTGCAATTTTTTTCTTTTGGACAATTTCTTTTTGTACAGGATCAACCTTTGAAGCTTCTTGTACGACTGGTTTATCCATAAGCAAGTCCACAGCTTTTTGTAAAGCGTCTGCACCTAAGTAACCTTGTGTCATATAAGCATCCCTTAGTTCTAACACCTCGTTAGTTTTGTCTTGGTTAAAACTTGGATCTGCTTGATTTAACATAGGGTACAGAGTTTCTAGCTGTACAGCCTTGGTCTGCAGGTCTACCATCTCTTGATTTTGAGTAACAGTCTGACCCATCTTGGCTTGTACTTCAAACATCATTTGTTGTTTTTCAGCATCTCTTATTTCTTTTCTAAGTTGGGTAGCTTTTTCTGTTTCACCTTCCATAACTAAAGTTTGGTACTCTACTTCTTTAGCATCAAAATCAAACTCCGGTGCCTCTGTGACATCTTCGACTTTAGGGGCCAATGCTTCATCTAGTTTCTTTTGAAGCGCTTTTTGTTTAGCTAAAACTTCATCAAACCTAGACTTAGGAATCATCGGTTCTTTTTGAGCAAGTCCTCCCTCATCTGTTGTCTCAGGTTGTTGTGTATCTCCCTCATCTTCTGCCAATACTGTTTCTTCTCCTGTGTCTTCTGCGACTTCAGTTTCAGGTTCAGATTCTTCCTCCTCTGTTTCCTCTTCAGGCTCTTCAGATGATTCTTCTTCAACCTCGACTTCATTGGTCTCCTCCTCTTGAGTTTCTTCGGTTTCTTCTTCGTCTTCCTCATCTTGAACGGGGTCGTCGAAATTTAAATCCACCTCGAATGGTTTTACTTCTTCTTCGGTCTTTGGATCTGATCCGGGCATCGTGCTTAGCACGACATCATCATTAGTTTCAGTTTCTGGATTCTTAGCCATTATTGAGTACCTCCTGTAGTGTCTAAGTTTTTAAGAGCTTCGACGGCCATCTTGGACGCCGCTGCTGTGTCACTCTGTTCCTTACGCATATCGTTTGTCAATGATGACAATCTCTCACGTAAATCGAGTTCTTCTCGTTTAGTTTGCAGTTTACTCTGTAACTCTGCAATCTTCAACTGTGGTTCGTTTTCTATTTGATCTACTTTAGCAACATTCACAGCTGCTTGTGTTTGCAAGTTAGCAACCTCCGCCTCTAGCTTAGCAATCTCAAGCTGCGTGCTTCTGATTTGTGATTCCATTTGGAACTGTTGTAGTTGTATTTGTTCAGGTGTCGGAGGAGCAGTACCCTGCATTTTTCTTATCCTATCAGCAACATCTGCTTTACGTGACAAGTGCGAGTACTCTACTATCATATCGTCCGGTATTGGCACTCCAACTTGACGTAAAGATATGGCCTCAGCAAACTGCATCTCATCAAAGTTATCTCTAGCAGGTGCATTTGATACTATTACGTCGTACTCTCCTAGTTGTAAATCATTAATAACTTGCCCTTCTGGAGTCATTTGATTTACTCTTAGTTGTGTTCTTGGTTTATACGGATCAGATTCGTCAGTTATTTGTATAACACGCTCTTCTGTATAATACCCCTGTATTAAATCAAGTATAGATTCTGCTAAATACTGTCTAGACTTAGCTAAATTAGTAAGGGGTACCTGTAAAAGCATAGACCCCCTGTTTTGTTTAGCTTGTATGGCTACGCCAGATACTTCCGCGCC